GGATTGTTTCATTGATCTTAAAAGATGATGTGCAAACAGTGGACACATTAACATACAAAAGCATTGAAGAAGTGCCGACAGATGGATGGTCGCCAGCTAACTTAGATTACATTGAGAAAACTTTTATGGGTACACCAAGCAAAATTATTGTTGAACGTTTGCCAACAACTGCAGCTGATTACAACGCGGCATTAACACGGTTAAATAATAAACGATTTAATTATTTGGCCATTCCAGGGATTGAGGACAAGGATACGACAAATATCGCTTCTTGGATTAAATCAAAGCGCGTAAACCAAAAGAAAACATTTAAAGCAGTATTACCAAACTGTGAGGCAGACCATGAAGGAATCATAAACTTCACAACAACAGGAATTAAAGTTGGTGAAAAAGAGTACACAACTGCAGAATATACAGCTCGTATTGCTGGCATCATGGCAGGTTTACCATTTACTCGATCATCTACTTATTTCGAGTTGAATGAGGTTGATTCAATCAACGAGCTAGAAGATCCAGACAAGGCCGTTGATGATGGTGAACTTATCCTTATCAATGACGGTGAAAACATTAAAATTGGCCGTGGTGTGAACAGTCTTACAACAACAACTGGAAGTAAGACAGAAGACTTTAAATCAATTCGCATTATGGAAGTACAGGACATGATTAAAGATGATATTGCCATGACATTTGATAAGTATTACGTGGGTAAGCTCAATAATATTTACGATAATCAGGTGCTATTTATCAGGTCTATTAATGCTTATTTTGCAGGTCTTGGAGATCAAGAAATATTAGATCCTAACTTTGCGAATAAAGCAGAGGTACATGTCCGTAAACAACGTTTGGCATGGGAAGGAATCGGCACCGACACTACTGAATGGGACGACCAAAAAGTAAGAGAAATGTCCTTCAAGCGAAATGTATTTTTAGGTGGGAACGTAAAAATTGTGGATGCTATGGAGGACTTAGATTTAGATATTGCAATCTAAGGAGGATTGACACATGGGTAAATTAAAATCTAATCGCGTTATTAATGGCACATATGGCAGCGTATGGGTGAACAACGAAAAATGGCTCGACATTGAGGAGTTTGAAGCTAAAGTTTCCATTGATTACGAAGATGTAAATATGGCCGAAGATCCAGCAACTCATAAAAAGATGCTTGGTTGGTCAGGTGAGGGAACATTAAAAGTCAAAAAGGTATATAGCCGAGGTGCAAACTTACTTGCTGATGATGTAAAAAAAGGTATAGTGCCTGATGTAAATATTGTCGGAAAATTAGCTGATCCTGGAGCGTTTGGATCGGAACGAGTAACCATTGACGAGGTTACTTTTAATGAATTTATGTTAATGCAATTTGCACAAAAAACGGCAGGTACAGAAGAATTACCATTTAACTTTGCTGATTATGATTTCATTGATCGAATTACAGCCTAAAACATATATCGGAGGGAATCCAAATGACTAAAAAGGTAAATAAACGATTAACACTAACGGACTTGATGAAAGAGAAAGAAAAGTACCAGGTGAAGGATGATGTCACAGAGGTTGCACTTGTGGAACGATTGGGCGTTGAAGTAGTCTTGCGTAAACCTGAAAAATCTTTATGTATAGATACCATGAAAATGTCTAGGGATGAAAACAATGATACGGATGCTGACGAGTATATGGTGTATAACACGATGGTGGAACCAAATTTAAAAGATAAAGAATTACAAAAGGAATTTGGCTGCACATTACCAACTGATATTGTATCTAAAATTTTTGAACCAGGTGAAATCTCTTTGCTGTCTGAAATTGGTTTCGAACTTGCAGGATACAAAAAGGGCGGAGTTAAAGCTATAAAAAACTAATTGATAGTGATGATGATTTTTATTTTCTTCATCACTATATCCAACGTGGTTTTAAACCTGAATATCTTCTTAATCTTGACTATGATACAAAGCTTATAATGATGGCTAGCATAGAAAAACATTTAGAAGAAAAAGAAATGGAAATGAAAGCTAGAGCGCAAATGCTTTAGCTTTTTTCTTTTATAAAAAGGCGGTGAGAAAGTGGGCAGAAGGGTAATATCTGCAGTCTTGTCATTACAAGATCGTGATTTTTCTAGCAATTTAAGACGTGCCAGTGATCGTTCAGATGATTTTGGCCGAGGTATTACAAGAGTAGGCAATCAAATAGAACGATTCGGCAAAGGTGCTTCAAGGGTATTCAAAACGGTTGGGGCTGGCGCGGCTGCTTTGGGTGCTGCAGGTGTTGCGGCATTAGGGGCTAGTGTTGGTAAAACTATCTTGGACATGGGTAGCTCTTTGGATATGCTACAAGCCCAAACTGGCGCAACGGCTGGACAAATGGAAGTGTACGGAAGTGCTGCAAAAGAAGTATTCGGCAAAGGGTACGGTGAAAATATTGATGAAGTAACAAATTCCCTAGCGCGAGTAAAACAAAATATGCACAATATTGATAATGGTGAACTTAGTAATGTTACTTCTAAAGCAATGTTATTAGGTAAAACATTTGATTCTGATGTAAACGAAGTCACTCGAGGCACTAACAATATGATGGAAGCGTTCGGCATATCTGCAGATAAAGCATTTGACTTATTTACTGCAGGTGGCCAACGCGGATTGAACTTTAGTAATGAAATGTTTGATAATGTCGCAGAGTATTCTTCTTTATTTGGCAATATGGGATATAGTGCCGAGGAATATTTCGGCATCATGGAGAGAGGCGCAAAAGCTGGCGTATATAACCTAATTTTACTGGGCTTTAATGTAGTAATACATTATTGGAACTCCTTTAATTGCTGGAAACTCCTTAGAGCCTTAACTACCAAAGTGTGACAATGTTAAGGATTGGACAATCAGCAGCGAAGCCTATTTTTTTATAGGAACGTTCAACGACTATCTCGAAAGAGAGTACATTCAAGCGAATGGAAACAGGGAGCATCCTATTAGGATGAAGATATAGTCTGAACTTTATAGAAATATAAAGCAGTTCATAAGCGAACGGTTTGCATGTAGCGAATGCAAGCGAACATATTGAGATTACGTTAATGATGTTATGAAAGAATTTCAAATTCGTGTAAAAGATGGTTCAAAATCAACAGATGAAACATTCTCAGCCATGAGTAAATCAACATTTGATTTATGGGAGGCTTTTAATAGAGGTGAGGCTACAGTCGCTGATGTCGCTGGGGCCGTCACAAAAGAGCTTGAAGGAATGGACGATAAGGTTGAGGCCAATCAATTAGCAGTAGCGTTATTTGGTACAAAATTTGAAGATCTTGAAGCAAAAGGCGTTTATGCAATGCTTGGAGCTAAAGACGCTATGACAGGCTTTGAGGGTGCAACAGATGCCGCCTCAGCCAAAGTAGAAGGGAGCCTTAAAAACAGGTTAATTTCTTCATGGCGAGAGCTACAAGTTGGAATAGCCGATGTTGTAAACGGAGCAGGAGCGCAGGAATTTTTACAAAGTGTTGCTCAAAAAGCTGATGAATTGGTACCTAAAATTCAGGGGATTGTGCAAAAAGCTTTCGAGTTCGGTAATACAGTCCGTGAAAATTGGGGGCCAATCAAAGAGACACTTATTGGTGTTGGTACAGCCGCGGGAATTGTAGCTGCAGGTATGGGTACATTGAAAGTTATTTCTACAGTAACAACAATGGTGCAGGGTTTTAAAACAGCAATGGGTCTAGCAACAGCTGGACAATGGGCCATGAATACGGCCATGCTTGCCAGCCCTTTGACTTGGGTAGTTGTTGGCATAGCTGCAGTAGTTGCGGCAGGTGTCTTGTTATATCGAAATTGGGATACTGTTAAAGCAGCTGCAGGTAGCTTGTGGGAAAAAACTAAAGAGGTATTTGGAGGCATTTATGATTGGGCTGCTCAAAAGATTCAGCCAGTCACAAGCTTTTTCCAGGGCTTATATGATAAGTTTATGGGCTTTAAAAATGCAATTAGTAACTTCCAACCGCCTGAATGGGTTTCGAAAATTGGCGGTGCGATAAGTGGCGCAGCATCTAAAGTGAAAAGTTTTTTACCATCGTTTGATGTAGGTACAAACAGAGTCGCGAGTGATATGACTGCAAATATTCATAAAGACGAAATGATTATTCCAGCACGTCAAGCGGAGCGTATCCGTGCCGCAGGTGGGACGATTGATAACATTGACCAAATGGTGCAGCCATCACCTGGAGCTGTAGCAATACCTACACCTGCAGGAGTTACGCCACAATCTACACCTGCAAATGGTGGAAATGTACAAGTAATTATTCAAAACTTAAACGCTAAAGGCGTAACAGCGAAAGAAATAATGGACGAGTTTGTTCCAATGCTTAAATTAAGATTGGCCAATTTATAAGGAGGTTGGATAAATGGATATATTTTTAAGTACACAAGATCGAAAGCAAATTATTCAACTTCCTATTGTCCCAGCTGAATTTAAAATACCTAGTCCAATGAGCCATGAAACATTTACAACCATTAACCAGGGTGACATTAAATTAATAGGGCGTAGTGGTTTAAAGTCACTTACAATTGAATCCTTTTTTCCTGTGAAAGATTATCCTTTTTCGCGAGATCGGACTTACAAAGGATGGGAATATGTTGAAATCATAGAATCATGGAAAAGAGTTCCTGTTCGTTTAATAGCCACAAATACGCCTGTCAATATGTTAGTTGTGATCGATAACTTTGAATATGGCATTCAAGATGGTTCAGGGGACGTTTATTATTCACTCGCATTATCCGAATTTAAGGAGATCATTTTAGAGACAAAGAAGGTGAAGTGATGGCACATGAATTGTGGTTAATCAAAGGCGATACAATGACCAATATCACACCGATGTTAGGAACTTTAATGTGGCGAAGTAATAAGGATGAATTAGGAGATGAAATAAACTTTAGCATTGCCTTTAATGATACAGACCACTTTCCTGTTAATCCGTGTGATATTGGTGATTTGGTAGCACTATATAATAATGGCCAAGAAATAACTCGCGCTATAATTGTTGATGAAACAAAAAATGGCATAGCGCCTATTGGATACATCGGATTTGATTATGCGTTTTACTTAAATAAATCTACTGCCGTATATCAATTTAATAAATTACCTGGGGACGCCTGTATAAAAAAAATTCTCAATGATTTCGGCATACCTATTGGAAATATTACTAACTTGCCAGTGAAAGTTGATAAGATTTTTAATGACAAAAAAGTAAGTGAAATCATTAAAGATATTATCAAAATGGCAGAACAGAAATCAGGCGTAAAATATTTAATGGAAATGAGAGCAGGAAAATTTCATCTTGAAAAACAAGGGGATTCTCTTGTGTCGGGAACATTCAATTTATTTGAGGGTGGCCCCGAATATCATATTAAAACAGCTATTATGAATCCATCTAAAAGGCGTAGTATTACAGACATGGCCAATACAATTCAAGTGGTTGGGAACAATGACAAAGTTGTTTTAACAAAGTCTGATAGTAAAATGGTCGAGAAATATGGCCGTATTACTAAAGTTGTTAAATTAGATCAGAATGAGAAAAAGAGCGCTAAACAAGTTGCTGAAAACGAATTGAAATTGTTATCAAAAGTTGTGGAAGAAAATAGTGTTGAATTGTTAGGTGATGATAATTTTCGGGCTGGTAGACTTTTTGAATTAGAAGAACCGACAACAGGCATAAAGGGAAAGTTTTTAATTGCTGCAGTTGAGCATACCATTTCCAAAAGAATTCATACAATGAAACCAAGTCTAGAGGTGATGTAATGGATCCGATTACGGAATTAGCTAAAATAATTAAAGAGCGTGATAATCCTCCAATTGTTTCTATGACTACTGGCACTGTCATTTCACCTTTACCAAACATAGTTGTTAAATTAAACGATATAGTGACACTAGATCAGTCGAAATTGATTGTGGCT